ATGTCATCAACGCCTCTGTAATCAATACATGCATCAAGCTTTATGATCGTGCTGCCATGGCAAATAAACTTTTCGGAGGCCGGTATAACTGGGACAAGATGACGGAAGTTATTGAAGATCTCCGGGAAATGTACGGGCACACACTACCGGCTTCCACCTTGCGTTTTCGTAAAAAAGTAGCTGAATATAAACGCGATGGATACGCCAGCCTTATCAGTGGGAAATTCGGAAACCAAAGCGCCCGCAAGGTAGATGAAAAGACGGAGCGCCTCATATTGGGTATTGCAACCTTGCCAAACAAACCATGGAATACGTCAGTAGCTGAAATGTATAATCAGTTTGTTTGCGGGGAATTGGATGTATATGACCCTGAAACAGGGGAATTGTTTAATCCGGATGATTTTACAGATAAAAAAGGTGAGCCACAAGTTCTCAGCGAGACAACAATCAATAATTATCTCAATAGGCCTAAAAATAGGGTTTTGATTGACCATATCCAGCTGACACATACGACCTATATGCACGAGGTGATGCCCCATGTACACCGCCATGCTCCGGAGTTCAGTTTTAGTAAGATATCCTTTGACGACCGTGATCTTCCTCGTAAATTATCCGATACGAAGATCCGTCCAAAGGCATATTACGCATACGACGTAGCAAGCCAGACCGTAGTCGGGTATGCTTACAACAGGAATAAAAATACCGATCTTGTTATCGATTTTTTCCGAAATCTATTTAGGCTCATTGAGCGAAACGGATGGGGCTGCCCTGCTCAGGTGGAAGTAGAAAACCACTTGATGACACAATGGAAGGACAGTTTTCTGAAGGCCGGCGTGATGTTCCCATTCGTTCGTTTCTGTGCTCCGACAAACTCTCAAGAAAAATACGCCGAGCAGATGAACGGCGCAAAGAAGCGGGCTATCGAGCATAAAAACCACATCGGAATTGGACGTTTTTACGCAAAAGGTCGTAGCTACAGGACGGAAAGCAAAAAGATATTCGACGATAAGAACAATACCTACGAAGACAATGAATATTTCACATGGGAGCAACTTATCGCTGAGGATCTGCGCGATATCAACGAGTTTAATAACAGCTTACACCCCAATCAGAAGAGATATCCCGGTAAAACACGTTGGGAGGTACTTTGCGAGAATATGAACCCGACCTTGCAGCCAATGGACAGGAGTATCTGGGCACGCTATATCGGTGATCATATCCGTACATCTGTACGCCGTAATTCCTATTGCCGCGTAGACGGTACCGATTGGTGGCTGTCAAGAACCGAAGTAATCGAAAATCTAGCACCGAACGACTGGAACGTTGATGCTTATTGTCTTCGTGATACAGAAGGAAGATTTTCCGATGTTTGGATTTACCAAAACGATATGCTTCTTGATCAGCTTCAAAACGTCGGAACATTCAACACGGCCGATGCTGAGAAAACAGATGTTGACCAGGATGTCTACGTGGAGCAGCAAAAGAAAATCGCACATTTTAACGGATATGTTAAGAAAAACGAGATCAAAAGGGTTGGAATTTCCGAAAAAATGGAAGAAAAAGAGACCGACACTATCGAAAACCTGACAGTTTCAACTGCTATTTCTGAACCTGCTGAGCATAAAAAAGATAACGTATTTTCGGAAAACTATGCCGCCAGCGCTTTGGATGACCTTTAAACAGCATTAAAATTTAATTTAAATAATAATATTATGGTAACAAATGACATGAAAAAACGGATTCTTGCAGCCGTAGCAGCAAACCGCACAAACTACCCATCTGACGCGAAACATGCCGCCAGTCTTGGCATTACAAATTCAGTATACAGCCAGCTTAAAAACGGTCAGACTGACAGGATGCTCAGTGAGGCAAACTGGATATCCCTATCACGTCGACTGAACGTGAGCTTGCGTGAAGGAATCGAGTGGAAAGCCGCAAAGACGGCAACATTTCAATATATCACAACACAGTTGCAGGCATGTCAGTCCGGAAGTCTGTCGGCGATCTTATGTGACCTTCCAAATATCGGGAAAACATTCACCGCACGCCAATATGTTTCCGGTCACGCCAACGCCATTTATGTAGATTGCAGTCAGACAAAGACAAAACGATCTTTAGTCCGCAAGATATCAAAGGAGTTTGGTGTTGGAATAACCGGAAAGTACCAGGATATGTATGATGATCTTATTTACTACCTGCGCAGCATGGAAACACCGTTGATAATCCTCGACGAAGCCGGAGACCTTGCGTACGAGGCCTTTTTAGAGCTGAAGGCTTTATGGAACGCCACGGAACGCTGTTGCGGTTGGTACATGATGGGAGCCGACGGACTTAAGGCAAAGATTAACCGAAGTGTTGAAGGCTGTAAGGTGGGTTATGCTGAAATGCTGAGCCGTTACGGAGACCATTACAGCCGTGTAACTCCAGACGATGGGAAGCAACGGGATGATTTCATGAGGGAACAGGCGAGAATCGTGGCAAAGGTAAATGCCCCGGAAGGTGTTGACGCCAGTGAGATAGCTCGTAAGTCGGGCGGTGCCCTTCGCCGTGTATATACGATCATTGAAAAAGCAAAACAGGCATGAGTAAGAGAGCTTACAGCCCAAAAGATATAGAAAGAAAGAAATATGAGAGCTTGGAATGGGACGAAAAGTGGAGTGGCCCTTTTGGATGTCCGGCGGTTAACGAAATGTGGTTTATTAGCGGATCGTCCGCGGGCGGAAAAAGTAGCTTTGCGATGCAGTTGGCAAAAAAGCTTTGCGAAGTTGGTCCAACACTTTACCTCAGTTACGAAGAGCAGATTTCACAATCTTTTCAGGAGAGAATTGAGCGGTTTAAAATGAATGACGTGCAAGGTCGTTTCCGGGTGGCAACGGATGACAGTTACGAGGATTTGGTTAGCCGGTTGGAAAAACAAAAGAGCCCACATTTTATTATCGTCGACAGTTTTCAAGTGGCAGAATGGACATACAAACAGGCAAAGGATCTGAAGGATCGATTCCCGTCAAAGTCTTTTATCTATATCAGCCAGGAGTATAAAGGTCAGCCGTCGGGCAAGAGTGCAAACAGGCTTCGATATCTGGCCGGCGTAAAAATAAGAGTAGCAGGATATAAAGCTTACTGTATGGGCAGGTTTACCGGAGAACCAGGAAGCTACTATCCAGTTTGGGAAGAAGGGATTATTAAAGTAAATAATAAAGTTTAAATTTAACGATTATGTTAGAAAATCAAGAAACAAAAATGAGACTTTTGTCTATGTGCAAAGGCAATGTAGAGAAAGCAAAAAAGGCCTATGACTTTGTTATGGCCGAAAGTGAAAAATCTTGCAGATGTTCGTCAACCGAATTAGTTGACGGTGTTTATCTTATCAAAAAAGAGGGTGATCCTGTGTTGTACACGAAGGGATGTGACGCAACAAATTGTGTGGCAGTTGGAATAAAACTTGGTAGCAGGTCGATCGCCGTTGCGCTTGAAGATGCTGCCGATGGTGACGACGTTGAGTTGACGGAAAATAAAGACACGACTGTCTATGATAACTATATTGATAATCGTTTGGATGCAGTTGCTGACTGGAATGGTGCGGAAAACACGGAACATCTGAAAGAAATAGGTCTAAACAGTCGTATTAAGTTGGAATCAGGTCAATATATTCCGTCTGTAGCAGAAATGCTATTTATCTATCTTCATAGAAAGAAGGTTAACGAGGCCATAATAGCTGCAGGTGGAACCTCTATAGAGGGCAAATGGTATTGGACATCGACTGAGAACTCAGCGACGAACGCATGGTACTTGGCCCTCGGCAACGGCAGCCTGAGCTCGAGCGCTAAGGTGAGCATCCTGAACGCTGTGAGGCCAGTGTCAGCATTTAACTTTTAACTCTTAATCTCTTCACTAATATGAAAACAATAGATAAATATAGAATTTGCGCTCGGGTATCTGAAAAGATAGAGGATACGCGCGCTATGGCTGAAGCTATGATACTTTCGCAATCGGGAGATAACAGCCTTATGCTTAAGCAGTCGTTAATCGGGAGCCTTGAAGACCTTCCGGTGGTATATATTGCCAGAATACAGGTAAAAGTGTTCTGTATATGGATTACAATTTGGAGTGAAAGTTGTGAAGCGTCTGACGGAGATTCAAGGACGATTATTCTTAATCGTGCAAATAAACTATATAGTCTATTGGCTGAGAAATAATAAAATCATTAAATAATTGAAATATGAAAGAAAAAACATCAAGCTGGTACGAATGCAAAGTTCGTCTCAATCAACTACAGGAAAACGGTACCATTAAAAAGGTAACAGAAACTTATGTTGTTGAGTCCTTAAGTTACACAGAGGCCGAGTCGCGCATTACAGAAGAAATAAAGCTTTTCACTTCAGAAGAGTTTGAAATCAAGGGAATCAAAGAGGCTAATTTTAAGCATGTGTTCGTCGAAGATTCAGAAATAGAATGCCAGTGGTTTAAGGTTAAATTGGCCTTTTTTACTATTGACGAACGAAGTGGATATGAAAAGAAAACATTTAGTACATTTCTCGTTCAGGGTGCATCTCTTCGCGATGCTATTAAGAAAACTATTTCCGGAATGGAAGGGACGATGGCTGATTATGAGTTTTCTCAGGTTTCCGAAACACCTATCTTTTGCGTATATGAGTATGACGAAAAAAAATAATATCCGAATCTATATCAGTGGTGCCATTGAGCACTACGATATCTACGAGCGTAAACTCGCATTTATGGAAGCAGAGAATAAAATAAATAGCATGGGAATGGTACCTGTTAATCCTTTTAAAAATGGTCTTGACGAAGGTGCTCACTGGCGCGAACACATGAGAAAGGACATACAGATGTTACTTGAGTGTGACTATATCTATTTACTAGACGGTTGGGAGCAGTCGAAGGGCGCAAAGTTGGAGTTTGACGTTGCATCGTCTTGCGGTCTCAAGGTCTTATATGAAGAAAAAAAAGTATTATAAATATCTCATAATATGAAACCTGGCTTTAATTACGGACGCTTTTATTCCGCACTGAAAAAGGTGGTGGAACACAGCGGGGAAGATGGAAATGAATACAAGCGCTATATTGTTAGCACTTATACATCGCAACGTACTGATCATGTTCACGAAATGGATTATAAAGAGTATGTTGCTGCCTGTGAGGCGATGGAAGCAGCTGCGGGTACTGCTTATATAGAATCAAGAAGAAAGGCCCGCAGTGGACTTCTAAAGCAGCTACAGTTTACCGGGATAGACACGACCGACTGGAATAGAGTAAATGCTTTTTGTGAGGATAAGCGTATAGCCGGGAAGTCGTTCGGAAAACTAACCGTCGACGAACTGAAAAAAGTTACCCTTAAAATCAGATCAATCAAAAGCAAAGGCGGATTAAGGCCAAAACAAGAGAAACAAGAAGTTCCATCAATGACAACTTTAATTATTCAAACAAATAACAATATTATAAATTAAAAAAAATGGAAAAGCAATATTTTGATATTTCAAAGCTCACGGCTGAGGAAAAATTAAACCTTTTGTCGAAACTTGAAAAAGAGAGCAAGGGCGCAAAGATAGAACGCAGGGAGGCTTACGAAGGCTTACGCGCAGGGTTTATACACGATGTAAAGATGAAGACTACTGCTCTGGTTGATGAGGTCGTAGGTTTTCACAAATGGCTGTCCGAGGAGGCGATGGCGTTTGCGGAAGTGATGAAGCAATACGGACAGGTGAAATTTGACAGCCAGATGAACTTTACCATTGCTGACGGAGATTTCAAACTTGAGGTTAAGAGCAATAAGGTAAAGGGGTTTGACGAACGTGCAGATATGGCTGCAGAACGACTGATTGAATACCTGAAAGCGTACATGCAACGAAGCGAGAAGGGCGCGGATGATCCGATGTATCAGATGGCCATGACGTTATTAGAGCGCAACCAAGTCGGCAACCTTGACTATAAGAGTATTAGCAAGCTGTACGCGCTTGAGGATAAATTTGATGGAGAATACAGCGAGATAATGACCCTCTTCAAGGAGTCGAATGTCGTACAGCGTAATGCTGTTAATTATTATTTCTCTCAGCGAGATAAAGATGGAGTTTGGAAACGTGTTGAACCTTCTTTTTGCAGGATGTAATATGGAAAAGAGAGAATCAAAGAATGAGCATATCGCAGTATGTCGAAGATGCAACGGAAAGGGCGTAATTGACGGTCTAGAACCCGGTAATAATGTTACATGCCCGCAATGTGAAGGTAGTGGCCGGGTGTTGGTATCTGCCGACATCGTATATCAGATAAGGGCCTACAAACCGAAAAAATAACATTAAACAATTGAAAGATGAAAGATAGCAGACGCGGTGTAGCATACGAAAAAAGAGTATTGGACATTAATCGTATATATGACGATCACGCAAGGGACGGTTTGAGCAACCGGGAGATATGGCGTCGTTTCGTATATCCAAAGTACGGTATATGTGAACGTACTTTTTACAATCTGCTCACCGCGCCAGCTATGAAAACAATAGTAATACCGCGTGAAACAGAACAATTTTTAAAATTCGACACCAATGGCGAGTAATATAGATGAAATCATACGCCGTATCATTAGCGATATCCGCGTAGAATATAAAGATGAGTTTGATCG